CAACATTAACCTGAAAGTGAAAAATCATGAACTTCTCTGAAGCAGTAGCAAACCAAGAATCCCGTACCGAAAACGGTATGAAGGCCCTGAAGTCCACGGCAAACGCCAACGTGGATCTGTATTTCAACATCGGCGCATCCCGCGGTAAGAACATCACGTCACAATTTGCAGCAGCTATGGCTGAAGACCGTGATCTCGCTCTGCGTATCCTGCAATGGGCTCGCGACGTGCGCGGTGGATCTGGCGAACGCCAACTGTTCCGCGACATGCTCGTGTACCTGGAATCCCGCGACAAGGACGCCGCTCTGGCTCTGATGTTCAAGACTCCGGAACTGGGTCGTTGGGATGACATCTTTGTATTCAAGACGAAGGAAATGAAGGAAGCCGCATTCACGATGTTGGGTGACGCCCTGCGCGCTCAAAACGGTCTGGCCGCAAAGTGGACGCCGCGTAAGGGTCCGTTGGCCGCGGAAATCCGAGCATTCTTCGGAATGTCTCCGAAGCAATACCGCAAGAGCCTGGTAGCGCTGACCAACGTGGTTGAAACCGCAATGTGTGCAAACACCTGGGATGGAATCAACTTCAGCCACGTTCCGTCGCTGGCTGCATCCCGTTACAAGAAGGCATTCAATCGTCATACCACCAAGTATGCAGAATATGTGGCGGCTCTGGTAAAGGGAGATCCAACCGTTAAGGTGAACGCTGCGGCAGTTTACCCGTATGACGTCCTGAAGGGCTTTAGCTCTTACGAATGGACCAAGGGATTCAACGAAACCGAGTTGGGTCACCTGACGGCGCAATGGAACGCGCTGCCAAACTACATCGGAGATTCGAAGGTTCTGCCACTGGTGGACGTATCCGGATCGATGACGTGTGCGGCAGGACAAAACGGATCTGTGACGTGTCTGGACGTAGCGGTCTCTCTGGGACTCTACTGTGCGGACAAGAACACTGGGGCGTTCAAGGATATGTTCTTGACGTTCTCTTCGGCACCGGAACTGTTGCTCCTCAAGGGCGACATCGTGAAGAAGGTTGACCAAATGGTTAAGTCCAAGTGGGGAATTTCCACAGACCTGCACAAGGCGCTGGACTTGGTCCTCAAGACCGCGGTTGCGGGTCGTGTATCTCAAGAAGACATGCCAGACATGCTATTGGTGATGAGCGACATGCAATTCAACCAATGCACGAGCTTCGACGACTCCGCCAACCAAATGATCGAACGCAAGTACGAAGCTGCTGGTTACACGGTGCCGAAGATCGTGTTCTGGAACTTGAACGCTAAGGGTAACGCCCCAGCCAAGTTCGACAAGAAGGGCGTTGCGTTGGTCTCTGGCTTCTCGCCGGCGACTCTAATGGGTGTTTTGGGTGCTGACGCATCTGAATTTACCCCGGAAGCAATCATGCGTAAGGCTGTTTGCATCCCGCGATACGACATCTAACGGTGTCGTTAATGGAAGAGGGGAATGGTTCCCTCTTCATCTGTTGATAGGAAAATTGAATATGAGTAAACGACTCCCCATTATCTACAAGATCTACAACGCTCTTGTGGTTGACCAAGCCGAGAAGACTCCGGCTCAGCTCGCGAAGATGGCAAAGACCACGGAGGAAACCGTGAGAAAGTCTATCAGCAACATCCGCAAGCTGGGTTACGCCATCTACGCGAACGTCAAAGTGGACAAGCGCGGAGCAGAAAAGGTCGTGTATCGCTGTGGTAATCCCACAAACTACATGATCAAGACCGGCTCCACAATGACCAGGTAAGTCCTGCTTGTGATAGCCCTCTATATATCTTAAACGCAGCACCGCTGCATGAAACGAGGGCTATCGCGATGCGACTTAAAACAAATTCCGCGATGTCCCCGGAGTTCTACCAAGCGTGGAAAGAATCTGGATGTGACTGGTTAACCTATGTAGGTAACTGCTGGTTGATGTACGACGGCGCTCTTTTTGTGACGAGGGATTGACTAAATAAAGGATGGACAAAATCTATTCAATATACAAAGCGACTAACAGGATCAACAATAAGATTTATGTTGGGTTTGATTCAAATTGGCCAAGAAGAAAACAGCAACATAAATCCTCAGTTGACCGAAATACACCATTTGCCGCTGCTATCAAAAAATACGGATTTGGCACCTTTGATTGGGAAGTGATATACCAATCAAAGGATGGAGATCATACGCTTCATGTTATGGAGAATCATTTCATTGTTTCACTTAACTCATTTTGTGGATCGGGTTACAACCTAACTCTGGGTGGAGATGGAGCTTTGGGTCGAGTGGATAGTGCAGAAACTACAAATCGCCGCCGGGAAGCAAAAGTAAACAAACCCCGAGGGCCAATGACCGACGAACAAAAATTAAAAATATCGTCCACAAAAATAGGTAAACCTTGGTCCGAATTGAGGCGAGAAGTGGGATATGCTAAAGACGCGGAATTGGCGCGGTTGAGAAACCCCATGAAAGACCCAGCAAAAATTGAAAAGATGTTGAATACAAGAAAACGCAATAAAGAGTTGAGAATGGTAGTAAACTGATTTCTGGAAATCAATGAAAGACGGCGGGGCAGCACCGCCCAGGTCCACCATAAGAGCATCACAGTGTTTTTATGATGGGCCTGACGCAGTATCGATTTCGTGGAAAGTAATTAAATTGGCTACTCGTCAGGCGATCGACGTTAAAGAAGCAAATCAAGTAAGTGCAAACGAAAGCAACTACGCATTGGCAGCTTAAACGCTGACTAGGGTTCGGTGGGTTCCTCGTAACAGAATACCCACCAATTTCACATCACACATCACACAAAGGAAATATATGACACCATTTGAAATTAGACTCTCGCTCTTGAACCTCGCAAAAGATCTCGCGATGGACAAATTCTACACCACAAGAGATGCGACTCACGCAGTTTGGGATGTGGGCGCGGAGAACGCAAGAAAAGTCGGAGCAACGGTACCAACACCACCATCACCTCCGGATTTTCCAACACAGGAAGAAATCATCAAAACGGCGACGTTCCTAATCGAATTTATCAACAGAACGAAGTAGACTTTTATTGTCATCTGTGTTACAATAAATAGATAAGAACGGGTTATAATGCAGGATGGCTCTTGCCGCTGCCTTGAAAACAGTTGGACCGGCGATGAGTCGGTTGGGGATCGATACCTCTGTAACCCGCCATGGTCAACGATGCAAGATGGCTTTTGCCGCTGCCTCGAAAACAGTTGGATCAGTGATGAGCTGGTTGGGGATCGATACCTCCGTTGACCGCCAGGAATTTATGGAACGTTACCTAGCCGGGGCTGCTAGCATCGCTTGGAAAGCGATTGGTTCGACCAAAAGTCGGATGGGGTTCGAGACCTCAGCGTTCCGCCAAAATAAGGAATTGTGATGAGTTCAGATCGCGAGAAGAAGGCAAAAAGAATCCACGCAACGGAGACACGGATCAAGAAACAGTTGGAAATTGCAAAAGCACATGGATTCCCGACAGATACGCCGCATCGGTTTGCCGCAGTTTCGGCAACTACGTGCGGAGATCCTGGATGTCATATGTGTGGGAATCCAAGGAAGTTCTTCAAGGAAGACACAATTCAGGAAAAATCGTTCAACCAGACATCAAACTGGATTGAACCGTAATTATGGTGCTATGGCGTAGACGGATGCGCACCGCCCTCATAAGGCGTGGAGGTTGGATCGATACCAACTAGCACTACCAATTTACTTTTATTCGCATCTGTGCTATAATAAGCACATGATGAACATAACTGTTGAAAATGGAAGCGCGGAAAAGCGCAAAATCACCAAAAAGATTGCTGAGTTCTTCTCAAGGGAACTCAGCATTTCTCATCTGGAGGAGGAAGTGTTTATCGCGTTTATCCCCGGATTGGATAAGGAATGTGCCGGTTTTACCGTCAAGGATCTCAACACAATTTCTGTTGGCATTGCCGCAAAATTGGATCTCTTCGACATGATTATTACTGTGGCGCATGAGATGGTCCACGTTGGTCAGATGGCGCGTGGAGAGCTCCGCGTAGCTTACGAATCCGGAACTCCAATCACGTATTGGAAAGGGCGCCCAACGAAGG